TAGCACAACAGCACCAACTGGACCAACTACAAACGGCACATATTGGCTAGACCTTGCAAGCACAACATGGGGAATATTCCAAAGCAATGGAAATATTAACCCAGCTTATGCATGGCAGTCACAAACACCACTTGTTATTGCAGACTCAACAAAGCTTCGCCGCTTTGTACAAGGGTTTGGCACAACACCAATTACATCCGGGTCTGCTAGTTGCATAACAATCTCGGGTAACTTGGTTATTAACAACGTTGCAGTTGCTATGCCTCTTGGTATTAGCATTTCGCAAGTGGCCAGCAACATCAACACAAGTGTGTCTCTGCAATTACTTGGCATTTCTGCTACAGTCTATATACGTCCAGGAAAATACAGCAAAACATCCAGTGCCTACGGCGATATATTTGATTTAAGAATAATCAGCGACGATTATACGCAACCAATTACACTAGCAGGGTCAACTCCCAGTGTGCTAACTAACCTTGGATTTACAGCTGATCCAGAAAATCATGTACATCCAGTAAGCGGTTACGGAATAGCTGGTAATTATGCAGTAAACACACTGGAAAATGCCGATGGGTTGTATTCAAACAGCATATTCCAGCAGATAACTATTACAAGCAGCTCAACAACTACAAATTGGTGGTTCCAGGTTGGAACAACAGAGATTGAAAATCCAGGATTTTCTTGGCAGGGCGCTGTTCCAACAGTGCTAACCGGCAATGTTCCAAATCCAACACTAGTAGCTGGCGAGCAGGCAACCATACAGATTGGCGCAGGATCTATACTAACGGTATCTGTCCCATCAGCTCCAAACAATACACTAGCCGGATTTGTAGGAGCAATTAATACCCAACTAAACAGTGGATCCGGTACAAATGCCGTTGCCTCGATAACAACACAAGGCGGGTTAAACTATCTAACAATTACTAACTACGACGCAACACAAATATATCTCAAAGACTTAAGTGATCAATACGGCGGCAGCACACCGTGGGAAGACTGCGGATTATCTCCTACAAACACATATTGGGGCAGCGTCACAGGCTCTATTAGCAATCCAACTTATGTGGCATCTACACTAGAAACACAATCTGCTTCTGTTGTAGCTCCTGGATCTGCATATCTAGTAGGTGACCCGCTAACAGTATCAGGCGGCACAGCCGCAACTGCAACCGTATTAACCGTAAGCAGCTTGCAAGTAGTTGGAGCTAATCCAAACGCACCTGGGTCGGGTTATCGTGTTAATGACACACTGACATTTGGCAGTAATGATGCTAACTATACTTCAACTGTTATTGTCACAGTTGATGCAATTAGCGGTGGCGGCGGCATTACAGGTGTTACAATTACGCAAGCCGGTCAATTTACAGGAGTTACTCCGCCTACCACAAATACATCAGCTTCTGCAACCAGTGGATCTGGTATCGGAGCAACAATTGATTTAACATGGGGCGTTAATACAGTTGCTGTAACAACTCCAGGAAGCTATACGGTATATCCAACTAACCCTGCATCAATAACTGGCGGCAACGGAGTTGGTGCAACATTTAATCTAGTATCAACATGGTTGCAAAGCACAAGCTTCAGCATAACACTACCAGGATTAACCCCGACCATAATTCATATACCTGCACTAACAGGAGTTGAATCAGCTGTAACGGTTGCTGACGTGGTAGCAGAGATCAACTCTGTTTATCCATCTGGTCCAATTGTAGCGTCAACTGTTAACAATCAGTTAATAATCACTAACAACAACGGCACTGCGTTTACTCTTGAAGATTTACGCGGTAGTCCGCTTGCAGCATCTGGTATTGCAGCAGGTGTAACATTTGCACGCACAATGGTATACCAAGGCTATTCACCATCGTTAACAGTGCCAGGCCAGTTGTCACAACTGGCTGCTAACAACGTATGGTTGAACACAACACCAGCAGGAATGGGTACAAATCTTGTTGTGAAAGAATATGTCAGCGGCGAATGGATAGTTCAAAACACTGTACCAAACACAGGCACAATACCTCTTTACAGCACTACATCAGCAGCAGATGCTGCGTTCGGTGGTCTAAAAGGCATTGGTAGCATATTTGGTCAGTACAACTACTACGGACTAAGTCCGGCAGTTGGTAATATTGTTTTACAGCGTTGGAACGGCTCTTCGTGGGAAGCACTAGACTATGTTCCAGGCTTGTTGGCACCAAATGGCCCGCCAGTAAACGGGACACTGTGGTACAACACTGCATTACAAGTGGATATTATGGTAAACAACGGTCAACAGTGGCTGGGTTATCGTAACTTGTATCCAGGAACTGATCCAAATGGCCCAATACTAAGTTCGGCACGGCCTGCTACACAAAGCACCGGCGCTGCACTAGTAGACTATGACATCTGGGTCAACACCGATGTAACACCATACCCTGCAATTTATCGTTACAACGCAATAACAGGCACCTGGACACAAATTGACAACACAAACCATGTTGACAGCGCTGGCATAATATTTGCTGATGCTCGTGCTACTGCAAACGGTCAAGTTTCCGGACAAACTGCTGAATCTGTAATGGTTCTAAGCAATTATGTTGACCCAGACGCTCCAGATCCTCTGCTGTATCCTCCATACATGCTGCTGTTCAACACACGTTACAGTACATACAATGTTAAACAATGGGTAGTAAACTATTTCCCACAAAATTACAATACTATCTATCCAACAGATGTATGGGTTACATTTAGTGGTAATGCGCCAGACGGTTCGCCGTACATGGGTCCTGCAGCACAGCGAGCAGTTGTTGTTAATGCTCTAAACGCAGCATTGGTTGATAGCACAGATGCCCGTGCATCTCAGAACTATTTTAACCTAATTTCAACACCTGGTTATCCAGAATGTATTGCAGAGATGGTTAACCTAAATGTGGATATTAACAATGTTGCGTTTGTAGTAGGTGACACGCCGTCAACTCTGTTGCCAACCGGAACAAGCATACAAAATTGGGCTACAAATGCTGCTAATGCTGCAACTGACAGCGATGTCGGACTTGTTACCCATAGCTCGTATCTAGGACTGTGGTATCCATGGGGCTTTACTCCAGATCTGCAAGGCAACAACGTAGTTGTGCCGCCGAGCTTGATTGCACTAACAACCATTGCCTACAGCGACTCTGTATCTTATCCTTGGTTTGCACCAGCAGGATTTAACAGAGGACTGGTAAGTTCTGTATCAAGTGTAGGGTATCTGACATCGGCTGGAAGTTATGTTCCAGTAACACTAAACCAAGGACAGCGTGATGTTCTGTACACAAATGACATAAATCCGATTGCATATATGCCAGGACGTGGACTAGTGGTATGGGGACAAAAGACTTTAGACCCTGTGCAAACAGCACTAAACAGAATTAACGTTGCTAGATTGGTAAACTATCTATCTTGGAACCTCAATAACCTTGCACAGCCATTCTTGTTTGAGCAAAACGATTCTACCACTCGTGCAAACGTAACAGCAGTGTTTATGTCGTATCTACAGACACTTGTAGGACTTCGTGCTCTTTATGACTTCTCGGTAATTTGTGATAGTAGCAACAATACTCCAGCTACAATTGATGCCAACCAGTTGTGGATAGATATTGCTATACAACCAGAAATTGCTATTGAATTCATTTACATACCTGTTAGAGTATTGGCAACTGGTACGCCGTTACCAAAAACTGGACAATAATATTGATACAAGATTAAGGGAGCACTTGCTCCCTTTTTCTTTGATTGAGTTTTCGGTGTCAACAGTTGACGAAGAACAGGCACTTGGTTTAACTGTTTCGTCATTGTCTACTAATATTGGTTTTATTTTGGCACAACTTTCAGACGAATCACAAACTTGCATATTTTGATGTGTCTACCAAAATAACAAATGCGAACATGTCTTTAAAAATCAAAAACATTTCGCAAATGATCTACGGACAAATTGGTCATGCTTGATATTATAGTGTCAGACACTAACTATACAGCGTTTTTGGCGAAAATTTATAAAATAATGACATAAAATCAACAAGTTACTATTCTCTAACGTAGTGTTTTGCCTGCAGTTAATTCTACTGCAAAGTTGCCTAACCCCGTGTAAAATCCTCCGCAAAATATGGTACGATTTTTAAAATTGCGATCTGGAATAAATAAGTTAACAAACACGGAGGTTATATTATGGCTACCCCAGTCCCACCAGTAAACTTAAATGCACCGACTGTAAATCGCTATGGCGTACCAATGCCAAACGATTTTGGCATTGGTATCCTTATGCCAAAGCTAAAGCATCGCTTTAGACTACGAACATATGGGTTTGGCGTCGGTGCAACACAAAATACATTTACACAGCAAGTTGTAACCTCAGGTCGTCCAAATATACAGTTTAACAACACACCGCTGCATAGCTATAACAACATTACATATATTGCACAAAAGCCTGAATGGCAAACTATTGAAATCACTCTACGTGACGATATAACTAACTGGATTACCTCTATGGTAAGTGCTCAACTACAAAAACAGATGAACCATTATACACAGTCAGCTGCTGCTGCAGGTGTTAATTACAAGTTCTCAATGAATATTGATACACTTGATGGTACTGTTAAAGGAACCAATGATTCTGTATTAGAAAGCTGGTATCTAGAAGGATGCTATCTTGAACAAGTTGCTTATGACTCGCTAGATTACAGCAGTTCTGATGCTGTTATGATTACATTAACTGTGCGCTATGACAATGCCACACAAGGCGATGAAGAAAAACTATCATATCCCAGCAACTTTACAGGAGCTAACGATTCAAGCGGCAACGCCGGGGGCTAACATTCTATAATAATCTCCGTAAATAAAAACGGCACGCGAGCGCCGTTTTTATTGGATAAATACCTGTATGGTTCAAAGTAATCCTACATTTTTCTTACGTTCGCCGCGAACTGCTTCGCGGGCATTTGGTACCGGAAGTCCCGGACAACCGATGTCTGCAGTACCGCGTACAAAGTTTGAATTTTACGTTCAATTTGTGTTAAGTAGCGGAGCTAACAGCATGCTGGCTAATGCAAATCTCAATACATACGAAGGAAATAGAGGACTGACATTTAAAGTAAAAACAGCTGATAAACCAAAGATAAATTTAGTAACAGAAGACTTAAATCAGTACAACAAAAAAGTTATTGCATACAAAAAGATAGAATATCAAGAAACATCCATCTCACTGTATGACACTGTTGATAACAGCCCATTGGCAACATGGGTAGACTACTTTACATATTACTTTGCTGACAGCCGTAGACACTGGTCTAACTCACAATCGGATTATCTGCAGTCTCCTGTAGAATCTAAATTTAATTTAGGAGCAGGATGGGGATTTCTTCCATTGTTAGATGCACAAACAAACTTTTTTGATGCAATAGCTGTATATGCATTGTTTGGAAACACTTATACTGCGTTTAGATATATAAATCCAAAAATTACATCAATTGATTGGGGCTCCAGAGATTACAGTTCTAGTGATCCAGAAGATGTAAACATAAGTTTCAAATATGAAGCTATAGACTACTTTGCGTTTGCACAGCCGTTTAGTGGTAGTAATCCTACTCCCGATGGTGTAATGCCTAATTTTGGGTTTGATAATGCACTAGACGATATAAACTACCCAGTTGGTACGCAAACTATGCAGATTGCTGCTATTCCGCGGTTATTTGGAATAAATGCTGCGCAAACCCAATCGATGGCCAATGCTGCTCAACAAGTACCTGTGGTACCGTCTAACAATGTGTCAAACCCCAATAATACCATTACTCCGGAAGCCAGCGCATCTGCTGCCGCTGCCGCCGCTTCGGCAGCCAGCGCATCTATTAGTTCAGCACCGGGCGCCTCGGCTCCTATACCGGTGGCGGTTAATTCATCGCTGTCAACGACTGTAAACTACGGAACAGGATCGCCTGTAATAGTTGCTACAAACACATTTGCAAGTCAAACAATCACACAACAAATAGGTCAACAAAGCGGACAAATTGCTATTACATCCGTAGGCGGAGGCAGGCAATATACCAACACGCTAACAGGACAGCCGTTAAACCTCCCGCCAGTTTCTTCAACATTACTTAACAATCCAATACAAAGTGGTAATCCTGCTATTTCTGCACAAGCGTTGGCGTTGGCACAAGGATATTACGGCCCAAGTGTTCCTCAATCTCTTGTTCAAAGTATTGCATCTGTGGCAGCCTACATGGCAGCTACACAAGGAATACCAATTGGAAGCCTGTTGTCACCAAACGGTGTGAGCGATACTTTTATTAACGCATACAACAAATTATCGCCGCCGGGCAGCAGCATTGGCATTGTTGCAGTACAACCTCCGCTGTGGCCTAGTAACCCAGCGTTACGTGGCTCGCTGGCAGCAGCATTTACGGATCCGGCATGACAAAATATAGCCAAGATGAATTTGTACCAAAAAATCCACAGAAACTTGTGGGCAATGCGCGACCTTTTTATAGGTCGTCGTGGGAATTGAGGGTAATGATGTTATTGGATCAGCACCCAAATGTAATTAACTGGGCCAGCGAAAGCATTGCTATTCCATACAAAAGTCCACTCGATGGTAAAATGCATAGGTACATTCCGGATTTCCTCATAGTTTATAAGGACAAGTTTGGAAAACAACGTGCTGAGCTGATTGAAGTCAAGCCTGCCAAGGAGGCTATAGCTGAAAACGCCAAGAGCAAACGGGACAAGGCTGCGATACTCTTAAACACGGCCAAATGGGGTGCGGCAATGATGTATTGCAAGAAGAACGGGTTGCATTTCAGAATTCTCACTGAGAACGATATTTGGATAAATAAAGGAAAGGATATAAAGAAGAAGAGGAGATCTTAGTAGATGAATATCTACGAGCATAATGGTGCATTTCTAACTAACAAATATACAACATGGTACTACAATATCATTGAGTTGGCTATAAAAAAACGCGAGGTCCCGGTAGACGGGGAGTATTATGAATCACATCATATTTTACCAAAATCTATTTTTCCAAAATATAAAAGTAATAAAAGTAATTTAGTATACTTAACTCCTAAGGAACATTTTATATGTCATTTATTGTTGACAAAAATGACATATGGTAGAAATAGATATAAAATGTCCAAGGCTCTTACTATGCTTATGCATATAAAACAAATAGGAGATAGATCAAAATATTCTATTAATTCTAGGTGGTATGATTATCAACGCAGGCTGGCACATACTGTGAAAAAAGACTATTGGACTGCCGAACGCCGCCGCCTTCAATCTATTAAATTGACAGCATATAATTCTGAAGTTGATAAAACATCGGATGAATATCTAAGTAGAAAATGCTGCAATACAATATTATCAATTGTATGAAAAGGTATGGACAGACCGTGCAATACAAACAAGGTTACAGAACTGTTTAACTGCGGCTGCAAACAGAAAAGGTAAACCGTGGTCCGAAAATAGACGGATGTCCCACGTTCCTCGGAAACAAACCGACTCCTCCAACGAGAAGCGGAGAATCAAAATGAAAGGTAGAAAGACTTCTGACGGTATGTTAGGACATAATCATACAGATGCATCAAAAAAGAAGTGCAGCAATTCAAATAAGGGATTGATTGTTATAAAACGTGGATATTGGTATGAATCCCCGCAAGGTGCGCAAATATTATTTTGTCCAATAGTTGAAACGGCTAACTTATATAATTTAAGTTTAGAACAGTTACGATTGCTACGGTTAGGAAAATTAAAGAAAAATCATCATAGAGGTTGGAGATTTATTCGAACAGCAACAGCGGATGAGATATCACCTATAAAAGAACTATATCTGAACAATTTTCACCAAAAGAAGAAATAGGCTAGTAAATAATCACATGGGAAAAACATTCAATAAGCTAGAAGATGCGTTTGACTTGCCTGACATGGATTCAATTGTGGAAACCACCTCCAATGACATCCAGGAGGCGTTGGAACAAGCCACCAATCTTGAAAAACAATTTGATCAAATGAACGGCTACGACACGCACGACAGCGAAATGGACGAGCTTGCAAATTTAGCTATAAACGCACACAAAGATCTGCAAGAACTGGGTATGAATGTTGAAGTTCGGCACGCCGGGGAAATATTTTCAAGTTCTAGCCAAATGCTGAAAATTGCAGTGGATGCTAAAAATAATAAAGTAGAGAAAAAACTAAAACTGTTGCGTTTGCAATTAGACAAAATGAAACTAGATAAACAGACTGCACCTGAAAACACAACACTCGATGGTACTGCTGTTGCACTCGATCGTAACGAAATACTAAAACAGCTACGCCAAATGAGCGGCAATGATAAATAAGAAACATAGGAGCCGCCTAACATGAAGAATTTTAAGGAATACCTTGCTGAGAGTTCAAAGGATCACAACTATGTGATTAAATTTTCTCAGCAACCAACTGAAGAGCAAGTACAGATAATCGGAGAATGGCTAAAAAGATATGAGCTTAGAGCAATTACTCCTCCAGAAAAAATAGTAGACGATCATAAAGATTTTATCGATATTCCCAACAAAGATGTTTATAAAATGTCCTTTACTATTGGAACTCCTGCAGTTTCGTATATTCTGCAACAAGATTTACGCTTGTGCTCAAACATACCTGAAAAGTACATAGTAGTACGCGGTGCTAGCGAGCCAATAGAACGCTATGCTGAGTACGATGTATGGAACCGTCTTGCAGACAAAGAAGCTGAAAACTCTGGCGACGAGCATGCAGCTAGACTTAGTACCAACAGAGAATACGACGCAGCTGAACAACCACCAGCTGGTCAACTGTTTGGAAATGAATATAACAAAGGACTGCTCAAATATCTAGCAGGAGTAGCAGATTCTCGGCCAAGTATGGAAGTACATCCATCTGCTCCATTATTCAGCTGGCTACAAATGGAAGACATTGAACCGGGTGAACCTATGCAAGATACCAGCGACTTTAATGCACAATTTAACACACCAAAGCCTGTTACAAAAGGTGGCAACAAAGAACCTATTGACAACTACTATGTAAACAGCAAAGGCACCATGTCAGACAACTCCATACCTAAAGTGAAATTTGTAAAGGATCCAAAGACGGGTAAAGCCAAACAAATGGTACAACCAGTGGAGAAAAATTAACATGGAAAGAAAATATAAACTTTCGGTTACAAGCGACACAACCGATATCAACGTTCTTAGTGTAAATGCAGATGAAGTGGCTCGTATTGTTCAACTGGCAGGTATTATAGAACCAAGCACCCCAACTAGCACAGTTGTTGCTACAGTAAACCCTATTTCAGCTACACCGGTTGCAAGGGCCGACACAATGTCAGCCAACGACACAGGTGCAGAATTTGACACAGACATGGATGTCATGCGTAAGAATGCTGGAATGGCAGTTCCTGCACGTCCGGTAACAGACGTGCCAAGTGACATGGCAATGGATGCTGACGATAACATTGACGATAACATTGACGACAACATTGACAACGACATAGATGATACTATGCAGCAAGAAATGGACGAAATGCTATCTCTTGACGAAGACGTAGCCGAATACGACTATGGCCATCGTAAATTTAAAGACGAAGGTGAGGAAGTTGACGAAATTGACCTTATATGGCAAGCAGTTGAAAATCCTCAAAGAATTAAGGGAAGCCCGGGCGATAATGGCCTGATACAAGAACTACACAACAAGTTAGCTTCTGATTATGCACAATATCTAGCAGAGACAGAACGCGAAAATGACACTGGCGTTATGAGTCCGTTAAGCGACCCAACAAAGCCCAGTTTTGACAAGGATCCACTTAGTGACGAAGAGCCTGTGGATGACGGCAGTCATAGCCCTATGAGTACTATTGTGAGGCAATACGCTTTCAAGTGAAAAGCAGCCGGCAGTCCAACAACGCAATTGCGTAAGTCATCGGATATAACTTATGCTTATTACTTTGATTGAGCATACGGTATTGCAAGTACACTGTTAAATGATCAACCATCCTGTGTTTTTACAGGATGGTTGATCATTTAATAACTTCATACCAGATCGTGCGAAACCATACAAATTCCTGCCGTCATTTGCATACATAGATGCTATGATATCAAAAGTACTCATAAGTATATCAGGAGGTTATACAAAATCGTATAGATCAACTGATGTAATGATCTCCTTGAATTGAGAGACACATGGGTAAAAATACGACTGAATTTGAAAAACTAAAGCCGGCTGGTAAGAAAATAACACTTACACAAGCACAATTTACTGAACTTGCTAACTGCCAGTTGAATCCTTTGTATTTTATGGAACACTTTATGTGTATACAGCATCCACTGAAAGGCAAAATGCAATTTGAAGCATATCAGTTTCAACGAGAATTGATTCATACATATTGGAAAAATAGAAATACTATAGCAATGATTCCTAGACAAAGTGGGAAATGTCTTACAAATATTACTATAATTACTATTAAACAGCAATCTACAGGAAACATATATGACATACCGATCGGAATCTACTACGAATGGGCAGCTTGTATGCGTGAAGGTACTACCTTGCCCGACATTAGCCAATATATCCGGCCGGCCCAAAATACAGAAAAACCAAAAGAAACCTAAGCCTGTTTATTTGTACGATATATCTTTTGGTAATAAAATTATAGAATACAATGGTAATTTTTGGCATGCTAACCCAACTATGTATGACGAGACATATGTGTGCCCATATGCACGATTATCGTTTAATGAAATACGTAATAGAGATAATAACAAAATAAATACAGCCATAGCAAATGGCTACGACGTAATGATAGTCTGGGAATCGGACTATAAATCAAACCCTGAAAAAATCATAAAACAATGCATAGAATTTCTGAAAACGTAGATCGTAAATTTGTCGATCAAATTTCGTTAGATGACTGGGACATACTTACTGATTCTGGCTGGCAACCTTGTGTAGAAATATCAAAAACTGTTGAATATCAAGTTTATGACATGGTATTAGACAATGGATATCGGTTGCAATGTGCTGATAATCATATTGTATTTGATGAAAATCATGCTGAAATTTTTGTTAAAGATCTTACACCGCAGCATCGTGTACAAACTGATTGTGGGGCAGTGTCGGTGCGATCAGTTATACAAACTGCCGCAATGGAAAATATGTACGATGTGTCGGTTAATAATGTTGATCACAGGTATTATAGCAACGGTATACTTAGCCATAATACCACCACTGCTGCAGGTTATTTGCTGTGGTATGCTATGTACAATGACGATGTGACAGTGTTAATTGCTGCTAACAAATTCAAAGCAGCAAATGAAATTATGATGCGTATCAAATACGCATACGAAGAAATGCCAGACCATATACGTGCAGGCGTTACAGAATACAACGTAACAAGTATACGGTTTGACAACGGCTCAAGAATTGTAGCTACCACTACTACACCAGATAGCGGTCGTGGTATGAGTATTAGTCTGTTGTACTTAGACGAGTTTGCCTATGTACGACCTCGTGTAGCTGTGGAATTCTGGACAGCTATGGCACCTACATTAGCAACAGGCGGAAAATGCATAATAACATCTACTCCTGCCAGTGACGAGGACACTTTTGCCGAGCTGTGGTTTGGGGCAATCAACACAATTGATGAACACGGCAACGAGATTCCAAACGGCGTTGGTATTAATGGGTTTAAAGGTTTTAGCGCACGCTACAGTGACGTACCTGGCCGAGACGATGCGTGGGCAGCAATTGAGCGGGCAAAAATTGGCGCAGAACGTTTCCAGCGTGAATATGAATGCCAATTTGCAGGCGAAGAAAGTACATTGGTAAACAGTCTAACACTACAGCGTTTAAAAGGCATAGAGCCACTTTTCAAAACAGCCGAAGTTAGATGGTATGAAAAAATATCTCTTGATAAGACGTATATTGTAAGCCTTGATCCTAGTGCGGGAGTAAACAAAGACCCTGCATGCATCCAAGTGTATAGCATACCCGACATGGTTCAAGTAGCTGAATGGACTAGCAACAGAGTAAGCATTCCGAACCAAGTACGTACCATGCAAATTATAATTAATACATTGTATACAGAAGTTAAAAAGCAAGGTTATAAAGGCGAGCCGGACATATATTTTACTTTTGAAAATAATACTTTGGGAGAAGCTGCTATACAATCTGTTAATGACATTGGCGAAGAAAATTTCATGGGACAGTTGTTAAACGAGCCTCGAAAAACTGGGTTAGTTAGATATCGCAAAGGACTTAACACCAACGGACGCTCAAAAGCACAAGCTTGCCTGAAACTGAAAAGTCTTCTTGAAGGCAATCGACTTAAAATTAACAGCAAACTTCTTGTTAAACAACTGAAATTTTTTGTAAGTAAAGGCGATAGTTTTGCGGCCAAACAAGGCGAACACGACGATTGCGTTATGAGTACTATACTCTGCATTCGCATGATGCAAATGGTTACAAATTGGGACGACAGAGTAGGTGAGCTTCTTAAAGACGTGTTTGATGGCGATACAAACGAACAGCGTGACCCGTTACCATTCTCTGTAATGATCAGCTAAATACTATATCTATAAACGGAGATTATAATGGGTCACAACTGGTCGGTGGTTACAGATAAAATTTACGGAATCGTCAAAGGTTCTTGTAAAAAGCTGACTATGTATGACAAAGCTGGTAATGAAACAATAGATCCAGATGATGCTACTAGATTTTTTGGTACACTTGCTAGCCATAATCCTAAATTAGATAATTTTGCCATTCTTGTAGCACTACACGATCGTGGACAATACAGTTATATTAATATAAAAACACCCAACCTAAAAGACGACGTAGACTTTAAAAAAGTTCATCAAATACGGAATCATATACGTAAATCGGTGGGACAGAAAGAAGGTATAAAAGTTGTTTGGCAAGTTTTTGACAAAGAAATAGACCCAAAGGAGGAAGCAGTGAATAACATCAAAGAAAGTAAGGATGTCGGTAAGTGGTTTGGTACCACTAAAAGCTCCTTCCAGCGTATAGGCGAAGCTAAACTGATTATACGACATACAGACGCAATAAATGAAGAAAAAACAGGTGCTCGTACACGTCATATACGTGCTTTATTTGTCGAAAACAAAACAGGCGAAAGATTTGCTTATCCTCACTTACATATGAGCGGAGCTAGAGCATTTGCACGACACATTAGCAACGGCGGCACTAATTATGATTCTATTGCCGAGGGCATTATATCCCTTAGCGCAGATTATATTAGTTTGCGCCGAGCAGCACATACAATGCGTCAGCATCAAGTTGTATCGGAATGGACAGTAGGTGTTCGCAAAAGCATGGACGGAATTAATCGACGTCTTACAAGCTTGCATGGTTCAAAAGGCTATTCCAATGCAGAAAGCATACTAGCTAGCCAGTCCATGGTTCTCGACGAACAGTCGACA